AGGGCATGGAACCTGAGTACAACCTGAATGGGTCTAAATGTCTAAATGTAATGTCATTTTTTGGGTGGGTCGTATAGAGGGTCGCCCTATGGCCCGTGTACATTACAAAATTGTAACCTTTTTTTCTTGATGTTCCCGGCTCCGGCTAAGTCATTGTTTTCTTTATATATTTTAGTCCATAGTACCTTAAATCAAGAAGCTGCGCTGACATTTAGCTGCCGGGCGAAAATGACCTCAGGGGCCTTAGGGCGATTCTCTATATGCCCGACCCGAAAAAACACCTGACATTTAGACATTTAAAAATTTTTCGGGCGAAAAGGTAACAAGATCAAACACTTGTAAATGTCAGCACACTTTCCCCGGAGGCTGACATTAACACACAACCGCCTATGAGCGTAGAAAATAAACGCATTAATTCGCGATGCAACCTGCCGTTGCCCGACGGGGCGAGATTGCCGGGCCGAATAGCTCGGTCCGGTTTCACACAAAGGAACCTGACATGACCGCATCATCCACAACGGAAGAACCAAAGGTTAACTGGGTTGTCATCGATGTGAACGCTCTACCCGCAGAAGCTGCAAAGCTGTTTGTGGAACAAAAAGCGCTCTATCATGCCTACGTCGAAGGCAAGCTGCGCTGGCAGAACCAGATGATTAAAGACGCGGACCTTGGTGAAGGCGAAACACTCGCTTTCAACTTCAAATTTGGCAACACCAGTTACGGAGTTGTCCCGGTCAAAACGGCAACAAAGACTTCTCGCAAGGCGGTTTCGTTCGCGGAAAGCATTGCGGCCCACAAGGCCAAGGTTGCGGCCGCCGCTGCTACCGAAGCACCGCGATTGATCAAAAAGGTAGCGTAATAAGACAAGGCAAAGGTGGCGCGACGTTGCGCCACCGCTGCCCGACAAGGCAAAGGTGGCACCCTGACATGGTGCCACCTTCAAACCACCCGGAAAGGGCGAGACAATGAGCAAAGCGATTGTTATTTATCTGCGCAAGCTGGAACTGCAGAAGTTCCGTAACGGCTAGAGCGAGAGCTACCCCAAGCGGGCACGAGGGTTTATCCCCCCGCCCGCTTGGACAGCCCCGCGCTCTTGGCTTCGCCAAGAGGGGGCCTGAAAATATGTAGGGGGTAAAATCCGAGCCTTAAGACTTTATTAAGGTGGCATGGGTAAAAAGGTGTCACCCTTACCCCAACCCAGGATTTTCCCCATGGCATCCATCCCAGCCCAGCCACTCGAGAGCCTCGACTACGAGCCCTACATGGACATCCCGCGCGAGGACTTCCACGAGTTCGTTTCCGATATCGTGAAGGCGCTCACCAAGAAAAAGTTCAGCCGCAAGGATCGCATCGAAGCTGCCGAGCTGATCGGCGCCATCGCCGTCACCCTCGAGACGGCATATCATGATGCCACCCAGGCGCTCGATGGCGCAGTCACCGACTACTTCATCGATCGCTTCAAGGGCGACGACGACAATGGTGACAAGAGGAACGCATACAGGTTCCAAATCGGCATCATGCCGATCGCCTCCGACACCCACCGTCCGATGACGGAGGACGAGATGTTCGAGCGCCGCGCCACCCCGAACGCCAAGCTGTACAAGAAGCTGGAGAAGCAGGGGCTCAGCCACGAGGAGATCGTGAAGCTGCTGTTTGAAGGCGACGAGAAGACACGAATGCGTGATGGTGACACCCCTTCACCCTGGGCCGTGCCCCCGGGCACCTTCGACCCTGCTGAGGAGGTCGGTATCGAGGTTAGTAGCGACCCCCAACGCGATACGCCCTTCGGCGACGATGTTAACCCCGAGGCGCCCCGTGCCGGCTGGCTCGATGCCGACTGGAGCGATATACACAATATGCCGGATGATCCCAAGCCGACGCTTGACACCGCGCAGGAGCTGGGGCAAGAACACGCGCCGAAAATAATTAACGGTAATGTGGAGCAGATCACAGACGCCGCCTGAACTACGTACTAAAAAGCCCCCGACGATCCGTACTTCCGGGACTGTCGAGGGCTCTTAAACGGCCGGCTTACCACCTAGGTGGTGGGTCTGTTCCTGAATGGGGCATCATGAGTGCTCCGGTTGGGGTTGGTGTCGGCGCGGTGGATGTATCCGCCCGACACCAACACCTTACTACCTTGACACGTTCCCGGCTGAGCAAAACAGCTCACTACACAATGAAGTGATCGCGACATGATCTTGAATCCCGACAGCGTTCGACTAGCAGGCGAGCTGATCTTTGCCGCCATGCTGTTCGTCGGACTTGTGCTCTGGGCCGACAAGATCGAGAGTAAGAAGGCTGCACGCGCGCGCGACCGCGCCAAGCGGCTCACGCATAAGAGAGACGACGATGACAAACATGTTTAAGGAGTGTCGACTTGCCGCACAGTCCTGCAAAGACGAGGTCAAGCGCGCCGCGCTACGTCATCGGACCGACGAGTGTAAAGAGGTCTTTGACCGGTTCAACCTGTCGGCATCTCGTGAGGACATGGAGGCTCTCGTTGCAGCTTGGACCCGCATGGTGCGTGCTCTTGATCGGGTGGCTCCTCTACCTGACGGTGATCCTGCTGGCGCCGGCCGGCTCCGCGCCCCTGGCACCACTTTTGTTCACGATCCTGACATATACGACGCCTTAAGGAAGGTAGCCTAAATAGAGAGTGGGCCCGCCCGCCCGTGGAGAAGCCGGCATAGCACCGGGTACTCTTGTCTGTTGGGGACGAGGCAGCGGCGGGTCCACTTAATTTTTCTTGACACTCGCCCGGCGGCAGTTACTGTGGCAGTAACCAACCAGAGGGAACACCCCCATGCCGCTGCAGCTCGTCATCACCGAAGACCCATCCAAAGAAGTCAACATCTTCGACATCGACCCACTCGACCGGGCGCGCGCCGTCCGCCTCGCCGACGAGGGCATCCCCGTCCGCGCCATCGCGAGAGGACTTAAAGTGCCGAGCGACACTCTCTATGATGCGCTGCGCGAGGCGCTCGAGGAGGGCCGCATCTGCGAGCTGCCACGAGACGACTGGCCACCCGGGAGCGCGCGCAGCCAGCGCGCCATATATGCCGGCACCATCCTCGAGAACGAAGACCAGCTGCAGATGATCTGCGCCCGGGTCTTCAAGACCACCAAACAACAGTCGGCAGTCGTCGCCGTCCTGATCAAGCGCCGGGAGATCACCAAGGCGCAGGTCCACATCATCCTGCAAGAGAACCGCCCCGCCTCCAACCACGCGCCCACCGACGAGAAGATGGTCGACGTGGTCATGTTTCACATCCGCAAGAAGCTGAAGGTCCACGAGGTCCCGATCGACACCATCTGGGGCACCGGCTACGCCATGCCGGCCGTGCACCGCGACCGCGCCATCAAGCTGCTAGAGGAGAACGCCACCGCCTACGCCGCGTACCCGGGCGTCGAAACGAAGGAGGCCGCGTGATGTTGGAAGGTCAAGACGACGGCATCCTGCTCATCATATTGGTCATTGCCATTATCATGTGTGTCATATGACAACCTCGATCATCGACGAGGACGTGCTGCTCACCATGCTCCACGCGCCTGTGACCAAGGAACACATCCAGCAGCTCCAGACCGGCGCCGCCTACACGCTGCTCGACATGTACGATCGCAAGGTGACACGCGAGGAGTATATCATCGGGATGCAGATGGCGCTCGATGCCTACAACTCGCTGGGGAAGCTGTGGGTGCTCGCGGTGATCGAGAACAAGGTCGCCGCCGGCGCGCCGCTTGAACCTCTGCTGGCGGCCAGCTACAAGGCGGTGGAGGAGCTGGGCGCAGAGCAGGCCACCGCGCTGATCGCGTACGTCAAGCGGCTGAAGGAATGCCCAGAAACAGGGGACACGATAAATTGAGCGATCTCGAGGACACAGGGTTTGACGACGTGCTTGCCGGCGGTGCAGTTTGGACCGAGCCCGATACGTCAAACGTGACTGGACCAAATGCCATCACCATCGAACCAGCCCCGGCCGTTCCCCTATCACCACACGTATGCAAATCTTCCAGCGGAGATCGGTGCGATACATGTTTTGGGCCTGTCCCAGCTTCGGACGCCCCCGAAAAAATCCAGGCGCCGCTCACCGCGGAAGCCATTGAGGCTACTAAAATCCTCGTTACGCTCCCGCCGCTCAGCTACGCTGATCTCGCTATTCTGGCACGCGAGGTGGCAATGGATATTAGGGTCCGAAATGAAGTTCTCTCGGGGTTCAATTTAAACGAGACACAGTATGAGTACCTCGAAACGCACAACGAGTTCTACAAGCACGCCCTCAAAACGGCGTGCGTCGAGTGGCATAGTCCGCTCTCCTCACAAGAACGGGTGCGTCTTGTGGCTTCGACCATCCTCGAGGAAACCCTACCCAGGTTGGGAGCTAGGATGCACAATGACCGCGAGCAGCTGCCCGGCGTCGTCGAAGCTGCTAAACTCTTTGCAAAAATGGCCGGTGTGGGTGAGCGAGACACTGGGGCTGCGCCTGCTGGCGAACGTTTCGTTATTAACATTGACCTCGGCGGAAACAAAAAAATTGTCGTTGGAGCAGAAGCGCCAAAGGCGATCGCTGCTGGGATCGATACATCAGGCGCGCAGGGTGGCGTCTGGCCAACACAATTTGAGCTGCCGGAAGTACAACCAGACCCCGAAGGGAAAAGCTAACCAGCACCGGGTTAATCACAGCCTGCAGACTGCCGCGAGGAAGCACAACTATGAGCTCAGCCCCAAGGGCCGGGCTCGCAAGCATCGATATGCAACGTCGCCATTGGGGCGATCGAATAAGAGGAAGTACCAACATGCCATCCGCGCCAACCAAAACCGATCTCGACAAGCTGCATGACGCCGAGAAGATCATCCGCATCCGTCAGCAGGAACTTGCCGATGCCCGCGCCACCATCAAGCGCCTCACCACCAACGAGGACGATGCGCGCACGATCCGGGAGAACATCTACAAGATTGCCGGCTATGACCCGTCGCCTCCCGAGTGGACTTTACGTGAGGGTCGAGCAGGTGCGCGGGGTGTACCAGCTACCATCTGGTCCGATTGGCACTACGGCGAAGTCGTCCGGATGCCGGCCATCAACATCTACGACAAGCGGGTCGCCAAGCGGCGCATTGAACGACTGGTCCAGACCACCGCTGATCTTGCTCTCAACCATATGGGTCGCGCAAAGATCACTTACCCGGGCTGCATCGTCGCTCTGGGCGGCGATATGCTCGGTGGCGACATTCATGAGGAGCTGATGAAGACCAACGACCGCACCACGCAGCAGGCGATCGAGGACTTGATCGACCTGATCAGCGGCGGGCTCGAGACGATGGCTTCAGCTTTCGGTAAGTTGTTCGTGCCATGTGTAGTCGGCAATCACGGCCGCTCCACCAAGAAGATGCAGATGAAGGAGCGCGTGTTCACTTCCCACGAGTGGAACGTCTATTGCGGCGTCGCTCGGCACTTCCGGAGGAGCAAACATGTCCAATTCTGCATTCCGGAAACGGCCGATTGCGCCTTCAATATCTTTGATCATCGATACCTGCTTACTCACGGCGACAGCCTGGGTACGAAGGGTGGCGACGGCATCATTGGCGCGCTCGGACCAATCCTGCGTGGAACACTTAAAACGCATCGAAGCGAAGCGCAAATTGGTCGCGACTTCGATACTCTGCTCATTGGCCATTGGCACCAATACATCACGCTGCCGGGCCTCATTTGCAACAACAGCCTTAAAGGCTACGACGAGTATGCTCACCTCACACTACGCGCGCCTTATTCAAGACCTAGTCAAGCGCTCTGGTTCACCCATCCGGAACACGGAATTACTGCGCATTGGCAAGTCTATCTCGAGGGAAAACTCCAGCCAATGACGACCGCCAAACCATGGTGCTCGTGGCAAGAGTTTACGGATACGCGGAGGGCCGATGCCGACGCATACCTAGGGCGGATGTAATGGGGATCAACTACAAAGCCCCGCACACCTGCGCGCAGTTCATGGCGAGCCAAGCGTTCGGCCGCGTGATCGCTGGGCCCGTTGGGTCCGGCAAGACCACGTCTGCCGTGATCGAAATGCTGCGCCGCTCGATGGAGCAGAAGCCGGGCGCCGATGGGTATAGATACACACGCCACGCTATCGTCCGGCAAACCCTGAAGCAGCTGAAGGACACCGTGCTCAAGGACTGTCAAGCATGGCTTGGCGGCCTCGGGCTGTGGAAGGTGTCGGAGGGAGTGTTCCATGTTCAATTCGGTGACGTTCGCTCTGAGTGGGTCTTTATTCCCCTCGAGAATGCAGAGGATCAGGCTCGCTTACTTTCTATGCAGCTCACAGGCGCGTGGCTCTCGGAGGCAATCGAAATGGACCTTGATGTGCTTGGTCCTTTGTCCGGCCGTCTGGGCCGCTATCCCTCGGGTGCGCAGGGCACTCCGACATGGCACGGCTGGATTGCGGATACTAACTTCCCGACGGAAATGACGCCGTGGCACCAGTATATGGAGAACCCGCCGCCGGACATTCAGATTTTCAAGCAGCCGTCTGGCCTGTCGCCCGATGCCGAGAATTTGAATTGGCTGGTGCAAAACGAAGAGAGTATAAAATTGCCGATCGACCATCCGGTAAGGGTCGCGCAGGGGAGGAAGTACTATGAGCGCTTTGTCGAGCAGTTCGGCGACAACAGCGACTGGGTGCGCCGCTACGTCAAGGCCGAGTACGGAGACGATCCTTCAGGAGCCGCGGTCTTCAAAAACACTTTTCGATCCGACTTTCACATCGTCGATGACACGCTCATCATCCCAAGCTATCCTCTCCTCATTGGCCAAGATTTTGGCCGAAACCCTTGGTCGCTGATATGTCAGATGGATCATTTAGGACGCCTTCTAGTGCACGAAGAGGTGCCCGGGACCAACGTCGGGCTCGAGAAGCACGTCAATCAAAATCTGCGTCCGCGCCTCTACGGAGCAAAATATCTTGGAATGAAGGTAGCGGTCGTTGGCGATCCGAGCGGGATTGCCAAAGGGAGTATTGGGGAGGAGAGCTGTTTCGATGCCCTACTTCGTTTGGGGTTCCCCTGTTTCCCGGCGCCGACGAATGATATCGAGCCGCGGCTGCGCGCGGTGGAAGCGCTCCTGTCCCGCCAGACCAACGGCGGCCCCACTCTCTTGATCTCGCGGGCCGGGTGCCCGTTCCTGTGCCGCGCCATGAGCGGCGGCTATCGCTTCACCAAAATGAAAACCGGCGCGCTCCGGACGGTTCCGGACAAGACCGACAAGGAAGGGTTCTCGCATGTGGCTGATGATCTGCAGTACGTTGCTTCTGTTGTTCACGGTGGCGTCGTCCCAGAGATCACCCGACGACTTCGACCGCGAACCAAGAAAAGACAAGCCATCAGCTCTGCCGGATGGACCTAGTGGAGCGCAGCTCCTCCAGTTTCCGGCCCGGGCAAGGGCGCGAGGCCTTTCGCTTCCAGCATTATCACTCGAGCCTTCAGCCGGGCGATCTTGCGGATACGCCGATTTTGGGCCCAACGTTGTACCGTTGCGCTCTCGGAAATCTGAATTAGGTACCAGATCAGGGCCACGACCGACGCGATCATAGTGGCGATGGTCGGCAACCACCCTACCCAGGTCGCCACCAGTGTCCCTGCCCCGATCGTGTTGCCCAACCACTGACTGAGGCTGTGATCCGCGTTCATTGCGCCGCTCCTTGTTGTTGACCACAACAGGTAGACGCAAGGCCGTTAACGGGTTCTTAGGGGAACCGGGTCAGTTATACTCGAACCGCAGCGCGAGTATAAAAATGTCTGATCTCGGCCAAAATGGCGTCATCCAGTTCACGCCGCCCGCACAGTTGGAGCAGCAGCTTTCTGATCAGGCATCCGCCAAGGCAGCGGCTGCGCAGACTGCCGCGACTGCCGCTCAGCCGCAGTACCCACAGCTCGCCGGCTACGTCAAGTCGCAGTTCGAGATTTTCCGGAACCACCGCAACACCGTAGCAGGCTGGAGCAACCGCATGCTCGCCGCGCTGCGCGCATTCAATGGTCAATACGACCCAACCAAGCTGCAGGAGATCACCAAATGGGGTGGCTCAACTGTCTACGCGCGAGTGATTGCGCAGAAGTGCCGAGCAGCTTCCTCATTGCTGCGCGACATTTACCTGGGCCAAGATATCCCGTGGTCACTGGCGCCGCCGAAGCAGCCCCAGGTGCCGCCGGGCATCGCTCAGGCGATCGACCAGCTGATCCAGCAGGAAGCGCAGCGCGTGCAGCAGACCACAGGCCAGCCGCCGCAGCAGAGCGATCTCGCGGAACGCAAGCGCAATCTGATCGAGCAGGCTGAAGACGCCGCCAAACGCAAGGCTGTCTCGCAAGCGCGCGACGCCGGCGACAAAATTCAAGACATGCTGACGGAGGGGGGCTACTACCACGCGCTCGCGGAGTTCCTTGTCGACCTGCCGATCTTCCCGTTCGCGGTGATCAAAGGCCCGGTTGTCAAGGTAATTCCGACTGTCGTGTGGCCACCGAACGGCGGGCCGCCGCAAGTCAAGCAGCAGCCCAAGCTAACTTGGAACCGCGTGTCGCCATTTGACATCTGGTTCACCCCAGGCGTCGCGGATATCGAAAATGCGAACGTTATCGAAAAGCTGCGGGTTACGCGAAGCGAACTGAATGATCTCCTTGACCTTCCCGGTTACAATCAGAGCGAGATTTTGGCCGTGCTCGACGAGTTCGGCCGTGGGGGGCTCTACGACAACTGGGACACCACTGACGCGGAGCGCAGCGTACTGGAGAGCCGGGAAAACCCAGCTTGGAATAGGTCGGGAATGATCTCGATGATGGAGTTCAACGGCAACATCCAGGGCCGCATGCTCCAAGACTACGGCATGGTCGTACCAGATCAGCTGCGCGATTATCACGTCCAAATCTGGATTATTGGTTCCCACGTCATCAAGTGCCATCTGAGCCCATCTCCGCGTCAGCGTCATCCGTATTTCATCACTTCGTTCGAGAAAGTTCCAGGGACGCCCGTCGGCAACGGGCTGACGGACCTTCTTGCCGACCTGCAAGAAGCTAGTAACGCTACTCTGCGATCGTTGATTAACAACATCTCGATCGCGTCGGGACCTCAAGTTGTCGTGAACGACGACATGCTCGCGCCAGAAGAGAATGGGGAGGACCTTTACCCATGGAAGCGCTGGCACGTCCGCTCGGACCCGATGACGAGCAGCTCGAAACAGCCGATCAGCTTCTTCATGCCGAGCAGCAATGCCCAGCAGCTGATGCAGGTCTACGAACAGATTGTGAGCATTGCGGACGACGTATCGGCGATCCCGAAATATGTCGGTGGGCAGGGTGGTGGTGGTGCGGGCAGGACCGCCTCGGGCCTAGCGATGCTGATGGGCAACGCTTCGAAAATTCTTCAAACCGTCAGTGCAAACATCGATCGCGATGTGATCGAAGGCACGATGTTGCAGCTGTTCGATTTGCTTATGCTGACCGATACGAGCGGCCTGCTGACTGGCGAAGAACGTGTAACGGTGCAGGGTGTGAACGTCGCGATCCAGCGCGAGACGCTGCGCCAGCGCCAGATCGAGTTCTTGACGGCGACGAACAACCCGACCGACCAGAAGATCATGGGGATCAAGGGCCGTGCCGTTGTGCTCCGCTCCGTGTCCACAACGATTGGTATGCCGGGTGAAGAGATCGTCCCGTCGCAAGACGAGATCGACAAAATGGCCCAGGACGAGAAGCAGCAGGCCCAGAACGGCGGCGGCGAGATCGACGCGGCAGTTCAGAAGGCGGTTGTCAAGGGCGTCGAAGCGGGCGTCCAGCGCATCACCACCGAGCTGACCGCCGGCCGGCTGGCGATGACCGAAGGCATGAGCGAAGGACCGCCGGCGCACGTCGGCACCCCGGGCACCGGGCCGACCCAGAACGCCACGAACAACCCGGGCATGGACCTGGGCCAGCAGCCGCACCCCAACGACGGTACACAGCAGCGCGCGGCGCAGGCACAGGGCAATCAGCCCAGCCAGCTGTCGCAATCGATGGGTCCGCAGACGCATTTGACCGGAAGTCAACCCGGTAAAGGCGCGATGCCCGTGACCGGGGGCGTAGGCTAATGGCCGGGACCCTCAAAACAGTGATCGTGCTCGCGGGTCCGACCGGACCTACAGGAACCATGAAGGGTGTTAACATCTGGACTGGCATGAGCGGACTTTCTGGCGGACATGCGACGTGGCTTCAATACACCGGAGGCAAAGGGCCGAGCGGTATACTCGAGCGCGTCTATCCGCTGGCGGCAGACGGCGCCGGTTTTACCGGCGCCCACAAGACTGTGTTCATTTCGGGCTACGTCGGCCCGACCGGCTCTTAAGGACATTTTAACGGACCTAAGACACTCTCATGAGCATGTTCACCGATTTTGGTGAGGCCAGTATAAAACTGACAGGGGACTATCATGGTTGGGACCATTCTTTCGAGCCGAAACTACGATCGCAATATGCTTGGCAACGTCCTCGGACAAGTCGTAGCAGTCATCAACAACGGCTCCGTTGGAGGTCCGACTGGGGCCACCGGCCCGACCGGCGCCGCGGGGTCGACCACTGGCTCCACGGGCAACACCGGTAACACCGGGCCGAGCGGCCTCGCATCCGGCCCGACTGGTAACACCGGCCCGACTGGGCAGGCTGGCACCGGCCTCACTGGCCCGACTGGCCCCACAGGTAACACCGGCAACACCGGAACGACTGGCCCGACGGGCTTCAGCCCGGCGACTGGCCCGACTGGCCCGACTGGCGCCGCGTTCACTGGCCCCTCTGCAGCTCCGACTGGCCCGACCGGCGCCAACGGCTTCACTGGCCCGACCGGCGTGCAAGGCCCGTCCGGTGTCGCTGGACCGACCGGTGCGACCGGGCCGACCGGGCCGACAGGTACCGTTGTCGTGACCTTCATCCCGCCCACTGCCGATCCGCACGTTCTCCACGCGGTTTGGAACAACGCGGGTGTCCTCACTGTTTCGGCCGGCTAATAGGAGGCTGAAATGGCTGTAGTTATTCCCGCATCACCGCGAACCCCGATCATTCAAAATCGGGTGTTCGGCGTCGAGATCGCACCCGCTCCCCCGCAATTTGTGGGAACGGGCCCGACTGCCCCCATCGTGGCGGGCGACACCTACGACGACAGCACGATCCCGGCCATCCTGAAACAGGTGGTCGACCTGATCAACACCAAGAACATCCCCGGTGCTTTAGGACCGACGGGTGTGGCGGGTGCTCTTACCACCGCGACCGCAACAGGTCCGACCGGCGCGACCGGGCCCGCGGGCCCGCGACAGGCTCCGACTGGACCAACCGGCGTCACCGGCCCGGCCAACTCGAACATCTCTGGCCCCAAGTTGCCTACTGGCAACACCGGCAACACCGGCAACACCGGCAACACCGGCCCGCTGGGTGCGACGGGACCGCAGAAGGGTCCCACCGGACAAACGGGTCACGCGCAGACCACCGCGCCGACTGGCCCGACTGGTGCCTCGACCGGCCCGACTGGACCGAACGGTGTGAACCCGACCGGCGCAACCGGACCGACTGGCCTTACCGGCGGCACCGGCAAGAAAGGCGAATGGCAGGGCCCGTTGGGTCCGGCTTCCGGCCTCTGGATACCCCCGAGCGTCGACCCCGGGATCGCTGGCGCCGTTTGGAATGCCAACAATGGCACTGGGATCGCGAGCATGACGGGCCAAGGATATACCGGCGTGACGGGCTTGACTGGCACGAACCAAACGGGCATCTTCTACGGCATCACCGGAGCGTGGCTCAAAATCTCGTCCGGTGGACCTAGCATCAACCGTTAATCTTCCCCTGAACCCCAACTCAGGACTGCTCTATGTCTTTATCCCAAGTCGAGCGAACGCAGCGCTTTCGCGTGCGTAACCCGGTATGGCATCGGGTCTATGACCGCAATTATAATCTCAAAAAGAAATACGGGATCACGACCGAAGAGTGGAACGATCTTTTCACGGCGCAGGGCCATGCCTGTGCTGTGTGTGGGTCAACGACACCGGGCGGCAGATATTGGCACACTGATCATGCTGGTCCCCTCCCGTGCAGGCGATCTGATATTCGGGGTATTCTCTGTCTTGGATGCAACCATGCGGCGGGGAAAGGCGGGATAGCGGATGTTCTTCGGCTACGCGCGCTCGTCAAATATCTGGAGGAGCACCTGTGAAACCATCTCTTTGCCTAAACATGATCGTCCGGAATGAGGGCGCGCGGATCGAACGCGCTCTCGTCTCCGCTCTCCCCTATGTCAAGGCCGTCGCCATTCTCGACACCGGGTCCACCGACGATACTGTCGCAGTAATCACCCGGGTCTGTGCCGAGTTCGATGTGCCGGTGATGATCGGTCACGGGACATTCAAAGACTTCTCCACGGCGCGCAACGACGCTTATGCACTCGCCCAGATGCACCGGAAGCACCAATCACTGCCTTGGTGCCAGTTCGCGCTCATGATGGACGCGGACATGCAGCTGGAAGTCACGGACCCCAAGGCCTTCGATTTGCTGCTCAACGCCAGCGTCACCGCGCTCAATCTGTGGCAGACCGGCGGCTCCGTCACCTACGCGAACACCCGCATCATCAATCTCGACTGGCCAAAGAACCCCTACCGCGGGGTCACGCACGAATATATCGACGTGCCGACCAACGGTGTCGTCGAAGGCGCCCGGTTCATTGACCATGCCGATGGCGCCAATCGCACCGACAAACTCCCGCGCGACATTGCGTTGCTCGAGCAGGGCCTGATTGACGAGCCGAACAACAGCCGCTACATGTTTTATCTCGGGAACACGTACAAGGATAGCAACCGTCCGGATGACGCGATCCGGATGTATCGGCAGCACATCGCGCTGGGTGCCTGGGACGAAGAGGCCTACTTCGCGCAGTTCATGATTGCCGAGTGCGAGCGCGACATGGGGGACACCGATGCCTACGTCGCCTCAATGCTCGAGGCCTACAACATGCGCCCACGCCGCGCCGAGCCACTCCACTCGCTCGCTATGCACTTCCGAGAAAAAGATAAGCCACATGTCGCCCTCACCTTCGCAAAACGCGCTCTCGCAATCCCACGGCCAAATGATTTCCTTTTCGTCAACGATTTTGTTTATTCTCATGGTGCTCGCTACGAGTATTCGATCGCGGGATTTTACGACGAGACAGAGCGCCCAGGCACGTTTCCGATTACGGACGCTCTCGCGCTTGATCCAGCGTGCCCAGAAAACCTCCGATGGAGCTGCAAATCGAACCTCTTCTGGCATCTCGAGCCACTGAGCCGATACTGCACGTCGTTCGCGCCGAAGCGCCTCGAGCTGCCGCTGCCAGACGGCTACACCGCGATGAACCCATCGGTGGAGGAGTGCAACGGCAAAATCCTCTGCAACATTCGCGCGGTCAACTACGTCATGGACGACATGGGCCGCTACATCATCAAAAACAGTGGCAAGACCTGTCACGAAGACACCATCGACACACGGAACTTCCTCGTGAAGTTAGGCGAAGACCTGCGCATCAAGCACCGTGCCGAAATCCTGTGGGACCGTCCCGAAGCCAAGTACGACATGGTGCTCGGGCTCGAGGACATGCGGCTCTACCGACACAAGGGCGACCTGTGTTATATCGCCTGCGCGCGCGAGCAGTGTGTGACCGGGATGCCCCAGCAAATCCGCGGGCGCCTCGTCCGCGACAGCGCCAACGACACGTTCGTGCACACGCGAGACATGGAAATCCTGACCGACGAGCACTCGATCGAGAAGAACTGGATGCCGATCGGCACCGGACACGACTTCGTGTATCGACTTGATCGCATCCGTCATCAGGATGGCACCGAGACGAAAAAAACGAGCAGCCGATATGTCGGAGAGATCAGCGGTGGATCGCAGGCTATTCCTTTCAAGGGAGGCTACATGGCCGTGGTCCATGAGGCTTCCGTCAACCCGAACAGCGGCAAGCGGACTTACTGGCATCGCTTTGCGTGGTTCACCAAGGAAATGGAGTTCAAGCGCCTCAGCATCCCCTTCGTCTTCTTCGATCGACAGATCGAGTTCTGCACCGGGCTCTGCTACCACCCCAATCACAAAGATTTGATCCTGTCCTTTGGTGTCCGCGACGCGGAAGCCTGGGTCGCAACTGTGGCCGTCGAAGAGGTGGCCCGAATGACGTACAAATTCCATGAGAACTAAGATCGTCACGGCCTATGTACCGATCCCGAACCACCCGCGCACCGCCGCCGAATATGGCGAGCTGGGAGAAAAACTCAGCGGCGTCCCGGTGCGGAAGAAGGCTTTCTACCAGCACCCCGCGGACCTGTGGATGATGAAATACATCAACGGGCTTCCGTTCGTGCCGGCGTCGTCGAAGCACGACAACCCGAGCAAAAACACGCTCGCCTACCACGCTGTCAACCACCAGAAGACGTCATGGCTGGTCCAGGCCTCGAACGAGGACCCGGAGGCCGACGTGCTCGTGTGGGTCGACTACGGCATCTTCCGACTGCCGGGGGTCAACAATCAGGCCATCTATGAGTTCATGGAGAAGGTCGATGACAAAGCCATCTACGCGCCCGGCTGCTGGGACCGACCTCAGGTGGTTGAGAGCGCTTATCCTTGTTGGCGGTTCTGCGGATCGATGCTCGCCGTCCCGAAAAAACAGGTCGATGCCTTCGACTACGCTTGCCGCGTTGCTGCGCGCAAACACATTTCTTCGACGAAGAACGTCGAGTGGGAAGTCAACACCTGGGCGCGCGTCGAAGCACAGGGCAAGCTGAAATTCAAGTGGTATAAGGCTGATCACGACGTCAGCATGTTCAACAATCTGGAGTTAGTGTAATGATCCTGTATCTGGAGAACCATCATGAGTGTTGAGTATTTAGAGAGCCTGTTTACACGCTTTGGCACTGATAAAGGGACGTGGGGCTACACGGCCTATTATGCCACGGCGATGGAAGCACGTCGCTTTGACGTCAAGGCAGTCCTCGAGGTAGGCATCTGCGGCTATCGCGACATTCCGAACAACGTAGTCGGCGCCAGCCTCTTCGTGTGGCGGGAGTATTTCCCCAACGCTGAGATTTACGGCATCGACAACGACAGCCGGTTCATCTTCAATGACCAGCCGCGCATCCACACCGCGCTGGCCGACGCCTACGACGTGGCGTCTTTGTCAATGGCCTTGATCGACTTCAATGTCGGCCGGCCGTTCGACATGATCGTCGACGATGCCGTCCACGACCCCGAGCCGCAGCTCCATCTGGCGAACATGCTGACCCCGGCGCTGGCCAAGGGTGGCCGCTATTTCATTGAGGAAGCCTGCCCCTACAAGCTGAACGAGCCCTACGAGAAATGGCTCAGCCACCGGATCAACCTCGCTGGCGAGATCACGGGTATTCACGCTTGCGTGACCCCGAAGCCCGAGGAGCTGATGATCCTTATTAAGTAGTTTTTAAGCAGAAAGCCTCAGGGTCCCTCCATCAGCTAATCCTAGCGATGGAGGGCCACATGGCCGCGTTTTTGAAGAAGAATGAGAAAGCCGCCGACTTCGCCAAGGGTGGCACCACCCCGATGTTCGGCAAGGGCGATCGCACCACGACCGCTCCGAGCGATGCCGCTGGCACCGCGACCCCCGGCGAGACGTACAAGGACCCCGAAAATAGCGGGGACAAGTTCGCCAAGGGCGGCTCGACCAAGATGTTCGGCTACGAAGGCGCCGTTCCCGCGTCCGCTGGTCAAACCGGCGCGCGCTAATGGCCGCGATCAGCCCCATGGGCCCCGCGATCCGGAAGATGGCGCCGAAGATCGGCAACGTCTCCAAGGTCGGTGAAACGGGCGCAGCTCCGAAGCCCCGCGGTATTCCCAAAAAGAATACCCGGGACTACGGCAAAGGCGTGCCGCAAGTGGCCTCCCCCGCATCACCCCCTGCCGATCCCTTCGGCATGACGACTGGCTCTGCGAACGAGCTGGGAGGCATCTGATGTTCAAGAAGCACATGACACCGCTCAAGGTCGGGGGCTCTAAGCCCAGCGCCCTCGACAACACGCCCGACAAGGGCTCCAGCCAGCGCGAGCTGCCGGGAGCAGCCACCGGTGGTGGACCCGCATCATTCCAGTCCTACGGCAAAGCAACCCCAATGGCTCAGCCGGCCCCAGCGAACACCGACCTTGGGTCGGGAAGCTGGTCGGGCGACGGGATCGCATGACGCCGACAGCCGTACTCGCCCAATGTGCCCTTCGCCTTCGCGCTGCCAGCCCGAAGGACTGGGACGCTTTTGTCGAAGTTTTCGACGCCTATTCAACCGAAATTACTGTGGCAGTAGTGAGCGCGCCACAGGATCAAGTCCTCGTCGCTCAAGGAAAAGCCCAGGCGTTTCTGCACCTGCTTGACACGTTCAGATACTGCCAGCTTCGCGCCCAACCGCCAGCTAAACCGCCCTCTGCGCCTGTAACAGGCCCATAGCGCAAACACGGAGTTACGCATATGCCATCTGAGAACCAGCAACTCGCCGACGGTTCAATCGATCCGAACGTCCGCATCCCCGAACACGTCAAAGCCGCTGCCGCCAATGTGGATAAACTCCATGAACAGTTTTATCCGAAGGACCCCAACCAGTCGGCTGCTCCCCTCAAGGAAGCTATCCCACAACCAGATCAAGCTGCGCCGGACCCTGCTCTTGCGGCGGCTGCGGCAGCTCAAGCCGAAGCCGATCGCGTAGCCGCTGAGAAAGCTGCCGCGCAGGCACAAACTCAGAACACCGCGGCCGTGGCGCAACCGGCCGACAACGACGTCTCTGCCGACGCATGGAAGCATCGCTTCCTGTCGATGCAGGGTCGCTTCAACGCCCAGGTCAAGGCCAACGGCGCCATGGAGGAGCAGATGCGCCAGCTCGCGCGCGAGCTGATGACCACGCAGTCGCTCCTTGCTGCCGCCCAGCAAGCCCCGCCTCTGGAGCAAAATAGTCGTCGTGATCACGGAAAGTTGATCACGGAAGAGGACCGAAACACCTACGGCGACGACTTCTTGGACGTCGCGCAGCGGGCTGCACGGGCCGCAATTGCCCCCGAATTGGAAGATTTGAGGGCCCAAAACCAGTCCCTGCAAAAGACCGTAAACTCTTCTGTCAAAAGGGATTTGTTCGCTTCGGTTGCCCAGACGATCCCGAACTGGCGCCAGATCAACGCGACCACCCAGTGGAAAGCGTGGCTGGCTTTACGGAATATTTACACAGGCGAGGTACGACAACAGATATTGAACAAGGCACTCAGCGGCGCAGATGCCCCGAAGATCGTCGCTTTGTTCAAAGACTTCCTCGCGGAAGCAAACGCCACGGGCTCGTACAATCCAGCGCCGCAAGAGCGACAGCAGCAAGACCCTAATCTTGTTCCTCCTCGCCAAGCAGCAGTCTCTCTGGACACGTTAGCAGCTCCTGGCAGGGCAAGGCCGGCACCCGGTGATACAGGGATGCCCGCGAACAAGCCAACTTACACCCGCGCACAAATCAGCAAATTCTACGATGATAGTCGCAAGGGGCTCTATGCCGGTCGTGAAGACCTGTATCGCGCCACCGAAGCCGACCTCACCGCGGCACAAGCTGAAGGGCGCATCCGAGGTTAATCCCGGGGCTTGTCGCATCAACGATCGAAAGCCCCCAACGTTCGAGGGCTTTCGCTATGTCCATTCCTTCAGCAGGTTTTCCCGGCGCAACTGCCGGCTCCTCGCCCGCGATCTACCCAGTAGGTAGCTCGGGCAACAACCTCCAAGCCACCGGTTTCATTCCCGAAATCTGGTCTGGCAAGCTGGTTGAGAAATTCTATGCCTCGACCGTCCTGGCCGCGATCTCGAACACCGACTACGAAGGTGAGATCAAGAACAAGGGCGATCGCGTCAAAATTCGTACGAAGCCGACCATCTCCATCCACAACTACGACAGCGACGGTTTGCTCGGTCTTGACCGACCGACCGGCGGCACCGTCGAGCTGTACATCGGGAACGGCAAGTACTTCTCCCTGATCCTCGACGACGTCATGGAAATTCAGTCGGACCTGAATATCCTGTCGATGTGGTCGGACGACGCTGCGCAGCAGCTCAAGATCACCGTTGACAGCGACGTCCTCTCGGGCATCGTCGGCAACATGGTCGCTGCCAACCAGGGTCTGACCGCTGGTGCGATCACCGGCAACATCAACCTCGGCGTTCAAGGCACCCCGCTCTCGGTCGTGTCGAAGAACCCCGGCGTGGGTGACATCGAAATCTTGGACGTGCTGATGCGCATGGGCCAAGTGCTCGACGAGCAGAACATCCCCGAAGTCGGGCGATGGGTTGTCATGCCGTCCTGGGCGGGCCGCATGATCAAGCAGTCGGAACTTCGTCAGGCCTATCTGTCTGGCGACAGCGTCTCGATGCTGCGCAACGGCCGCCTCGGCATGGTCGATCGTTTCACGATCTACGTGTCGAACTTGCTGCCGAACAACAGCACCGACAGCGCGCAGTTCAACTCTGGTGAATGGCCGTTCTTCGCTGGCCATGCTCACGGCCTGACCTTTGCCTCGCAGATCAGCAAGGTAGAGACCCTCCGCTCCGAGCTGACCTTCGGTCAGATTTTGCGCGGCCTGCAGGTATACGGATATCAAATCGTCGATGGCAAGGCACTCGTTCAGGCCCAGGTGACGCCGAACTCGTAAGGGTTCCTCAAGCGTCTTCTGACAATATTCAAAGGTCCCGGGGACAGTCCCCGGGGCCTTTTTTATGGGGTCTGAAATGAAACTCGCTCTAGAAGTTTGGTCCTCCAGCGATAATCGCCACGAACGTCACTTCTTCATCAAGGACGGGCAGGGCGCCTCCTATCAGGACGGTCGCTACGTCATGGGCTACAATCCCGAGATCGTGAGCGACGAGAAAATGCAAGCTATCCTCACCATCCTCGGCTTCGACGTCGTCGCTTCCTAACGTTTTCTTAAGCGTGCTGTTCTAGCTCTGATCCTGAAGAAAACGGGGTTTGCGCCATGAACAGCACGCTGCAGACGATTACGGACTACATTAACGACAGCCGCGTTCTGCTTCAGGACACGCTGATCCCGTATCGCTATCAGGATGCCGATCTTGTCACGGCCATGAACGTCACCCTCCTCGAGGGCCGCCGGCTGCGCCCCGACCTTTTCGTCTATCACCGACTTGTGACCGGACAATCCGACGTCCAGTCCCTGATCGGCAATGACGGGACGCAGATCAACATCGAGCCCCAGTTCAGGCTCGGGTTCCTCTACGGCATGATCGCACACGCCCTGATGCGCGATCAGGAAGACATTCAGGACGAGCGCGCTGGCGCATACCAGAAGATGTTTGCTGATACGTTGCTCGGCGTCCGCCCGACCCCGATCTCGCTCGCACAGGGGGGCTAACCGATGCCGATCCAGAAACAAGACCTCCGTCAAATCATGCTTCAAGCCGAAGTCAAGCTGGTCGGCGTGTCTGAAAAGGCACTCCTGGCTGAGCTGTTCGACGTGCTGAGCGAGTTCTTCAATGACAGCTCGTGCTGGACCGAACTCGTGACCATCCCCTATCAGGCCAACGTGCAGAGCTATTCTGTCAACGTTCCGGAAGGGCAGATCATCCGGCTCGAGAACGTGACCGACTGGGGTCCGACCATCCCGCTCCTACCGACCCAGGCGATCCCGCCCGGCACGCCGGCGCCGTTGTTCGTCAGCGCGGTGATGCCGATCCACGGTACTGTCACAGTAAAGAATATTCCGGACACCAACGGGTACTATCAGGCCCAGTTTGTCTGCAACACGGCGCTCCCGACCGGCCGCGACATGGTGCCGATCGCGCCGCACTGGGTCCTCCCCATCTGGCACGTCGGCATTCTCGACGGGCTCCTCGGCAAGATGATGACCTCGCCGAACAAGAGCTACAGCAACACGCAGCAGGGCACCTATCACCTGCGCCGCTTCCGCGACGCCATCGCGCGCGCACGCATTTCTAAACTGAAGGCGAATACTGTCGGAGCCCAGGCTTGGCGCTTCCCGCAGCAATTCCGCGCGCTCAGCCAGCAGTCTGGCGTGCCGGCGATCGGCAGCTCGAATGAAAGGTCATTCTAATGGCTCTCACGGCATCATGGGTGAACATCTATATCAGCGACAACGCGACCTTTCAGGATGCGTTTCAGTTCACCATCCCGAACGGTTATCAGATCGGCACGAACACCTGGGAAATGGGTGTCAAGGCCTCGCGCGATGACGTCGCCAATCTGGCGCTGTTCACCTCCGCGGCGGGCCAGATCACGATCGCTGACCCCGTCAACAACATCATCAACATGAACGTGCCGGACACCACGATCCAGTCTGAACTGCCGTGTGGCACCTATGACTACGACCTGATCATGACCCAGGGGAGCGTCCGCACCCAGATGATGCAGGGCAAACTTATTGTCAAACACGGAGTGAGCGAGACATGACCGTCATTGTAGAGAGCCCCGCTCCGATCGCGGCATTCCCTGTTGTTTTGGTTGTCGGACCCACCGGAGCATCTGGCGGCCCATCGGGCGCGACTGGATCAACCGGACCGACTGGCGCACCCGCAGCTACTGGCACCACTGGACCGACCGGCGCAACCGGCGCGACTGGCCTCGGCGCGACTGGCGTCACCGGCCCGCGCGGTCAAACAGGCTTCACTGGACCCCCGGGTAACGCCGGGCCGACCGGGCAATCTGCCGTGGGCACAACCGGCCCGACGGGACAATCTGGCTTGGGCCCTACCGGTCCGACCGGAGTGACTGGCAACACCGGGCCGAACGGCGGGCCGACTGGGCCGACAGGCAATACCGGCGCGACCGGGAACACCGGACCGACTGGCCCCTCGCAGGTAGCCGGTATTCAGTTCACGATCGACGGCGGTGGGACGGGAATTAGCTCGGGCATGAAGGGCTATATCCTCGTGCCGTTCGCCTGCACCATCCAATCCGCGACGCTGATGGCTGACGTTTCGACCACCTCGGTCGTCGACATTTACGCATGCTCGGAGGCGACGTATGCGCCGCCGACGCATCCTGCTGTGGGCGACAAGATCACCGCAAGTGACCCACCGACCCTGACCGCGGCGCAGATCGAGCAGGACACTACGCTCACCGCGTGGACCCTCGGGATCGCGGCGAACACGGTGCTCGGCTTCAACGTCACGTCGAATAACAACGCGACGCTTCTCACTATCGCGTTGAAGGTCGTGAGGAACTAATGACGGCTCCGGTATACCAAGGCGATTTCGGCAACAACAGCGGTGGCTCTGGCGCTTTCAACGGCGCTGGCGGCACTATTGGTACTTGCTCGTTCGGATTGACGGTCGCGGCTACCGAGTATTGCCTGCTGGCGATTGCCTGGGAGAGCGCGTCTGTAGTCGCCCTTTCGAGCGTCGTCGCCGGCGGCACCAGCGGGTTGACTTGGACGAAGGTCGGCTCGACGCTGCATCAGACTGCATCGAATGGTTTCTATATGGCGATTGAGCTGTGGGAAGCCACAGGCACTGTCCACACTGGCTCAGGGGATACTGTGGTCTGCACCTTCGCGAGCGCTGTCGATCACGCTGCATGCGCTGGACAATTTTTCACGGGTGTGAACGCGACACCATTTGACGCGAACCCGTCGCTCGGCGTGCCGGAATATACGCTCGGCAGCTCCAGCGTTGCATCGATCAGCGTTACCACCAGCAATCCGGATGACTACATCCTCGGCATCTGCAGCACCAGCGACAACGCCAGTGTCGGCAACTTCACGCTCGGCGGCAGCGCGGCGGCGTTCAACAACGGGGTGGATAACTCGAGCGGTGGTAGCCAGTGGTGTCGGCTCGCGGTGGGCGGCCTGCCCTATACAGCCACGCAGTCGGGCCTCGCAGTCGCGAATGGCGCGTCCGCGACGAACACGATCATGGTCGCTGTCGCGCTCACCGCCGACGGGCCTTCTGCCCCCTTCAAGCCAATTCGAACTCACGGGATCATTATCAACTGAGGGTGCTATGAACGACGTGTATTTCTTCGTGCCGCCAGCCAATGTCGTGTTCACTGCCACTGCAGTTGACACCAGCTTCAGCGTGCCCGCAGCGAACACGACGTTCACTGTGCCGGGTAGGTAATCGTGTCTCAGATCATCCAACTCACAACCGGCCAGCTGATGTTGAGCATCATCGGGCCAACCGGACCTGCTGGCTCAGGAGGGGGCGGCGGTGGCACCGGCATAACGGGTCCGACGGGATCGACAGGAGCGACAGGTGTCCAAGGCATTATGGGTGCGACCGGGGCCAGTGGAGTTACTGGAAGCACTGGGAATACAGGGTTCACCGGATCAACTGGCCCTACAGGTGTCGGCTCGACTGGGCCTGCTTCGACTGGCCCCACCGGCGCAACAGGAGCTGGAACGGTGGGTGCTAGTGGAGCTACTGGCCCAACTGGCGCTGGTGGAGCTGCCGGAACAGTGGGCGCAACCGGACCGACAGGCAGCACTGGCGCTCAAGGAAATGTTGGGGCGACTGGACCTAATTTCACAGGAAACACTGGTCCGACAGGAAACACCGGCAGTACGGGAGCTGTGGGAGCGAGTGGCTCGACGGGATCGACTGGCAGCACTGGAGCGAGCATTACCGGGCCCACTGGCGCTGGGGCCGCTGGCGCCACGGGCCCCACGGGCTACACCGGACTGGCAGGCGCGACAGGTTCAACGGGACCTACAGGTTTTACTGGACCAGCTGCGCTCTCCGTAAATTCGATGTATGTGCTGGTTGGTCAGACCGGTACGAACGCAATTGGCACGTCTCTCACCAAAGTTCAGTTCAATAACGAGATCAGCGACGCTTTCAACGTCTTCGATAGCGTGACCAACAATCGCTATCAACCGACGGTCGCTGGCGATTATCAGATCAACGCGACCGTGGTCATGACGAGTGGCGCGACCGCAGGGTACGGGCTTCTTCACATCTATAAAAATGGATCATCGTTTGCGCGGCTCAGCCAGATGCCCGTCGCTGCTTCCGCGGCCGTGGGGCCCGCGGGCGGCATGGTCGTCGCCCTAAACGGGACGACAGATTACATTGAAATCTTTGCAGCGGTGACTGGCGCGGCGGGCGCCACAGTGACTGGCGACAGCTTCTTCTCTGCGATCCTGATCCCAGGCTCCGCGATTGGACCGACTGGCCCCACAGGCAACACGGGCCCTACTGGATACACAGGATACACAGGATACACAGGATATACGGGCGTCACGGGGCCGACAGGCTTCACGGGCAACACGGGTCCGACTGGTATCGCCGGCGCTGCGACGAGCACAGGCGCGACTGGCCCGACCGGCGTAGGGCAAACGGGTACCGTCTTCT